GGGCATATCGCCTCGATGCGGCAAGGGGTCGGGCTTTCGAGCGCGATCTACACACTGGAATTCAAGCTCGGCGACGGAATGTTCCGTCACGACGGTTCGAACATGATGGCCTGGTGCGTGAGCAACGCGCTGGTCAAGCTCAGGGGCAGTGCCTTGTACGTCGACAAAGAGACATCAGGCGCGGGCAAGATCGACCCGTTCGTGGCCATGCTCAATGCCGTGAAGCGCATGGAGGAAGGGCCAGTGGCTTCGCTTGCCGGTGGTGCTGACAGTTGGCTTGCCAGCCTTCGCGGGGTTGCTGCGTGAGCAGCGCCACGCCTCGCGCATCGTGGCTGGTCAAGGCCACTTCGATCGTGCGGGATTGGTTGACCGTTGGCCCGGATCCCAAGGTTCGGGACCCGGAGAACTCGTCGCGCGGCGGCTCCGGCGCTGGCATCACGGTCAACGACCAGGCCGCGATGCGCCTCAGCGCTTTCTGGGGTTGTGTGCGGCTGATCGCCTCTACGATCGGATCGCTTCCGTTTCCGGTCTACACAGTCGACGTCAAGGGTGTCCGATCCGTGGCTCGTGACAGCGCGCTATACCGCGTGCTGCATGACAGCCCGAACGCAGATCAGACCCCAGTGGACTATCTAGAGACGGTAGTCATTTCGCTCTTGCTGAGGGGTGACCATTTCGCGCGGAAGTTGAAGGAAGGTGGCCGGCTTGTAGGTTTGGAGCCAATCAATCCTTCAATCGTCAGTGTACGTCGTCGCAGAGACGGGCGCGTCGGCTATCGCTGGACGGCGAATGGCGAGCAGTTCGACCTGACCGAGGATGATGTCTTCCATGTCCGAGGCTTTGGTGGCGGTCCACTGAGAGGCCTGTCTACGCTAGAATATGCGCGAGAGTCCCTCGGCATCGCGATTTCTGCTGATCGGGCAGCGGGCGCGATTTTCCGCAATGGGGTTAATCCAAGCGGCATCCTTCAGACTGACATGCCCCTCACGGCTGCGCAGCAGGAGGAAGCCGAGAAGCTGATCCGTGAAAAGTATCAAGGCTCGCAGATGGCAGGCGTGCCCATGGTTCTTGGCCATGGCCTGAAGTGGAGCACGCTAACGCTGAAGGCCGACGATGCACAGTTGCTCGAAAGCCGTGCCTGGAGCGTCGAGGAAGTATGCCGGTGGTTTGGTGTGCCGCCGTTCATGATCGGCCACAACGAAAAGACAACGAGCTGGGGGACCGGCATCGAGCAGATGCTGCTGGGTTTCCAGAAGTTCACGTTGAACCCGTATCTTCGCCGGATCGAGCAGGCCGTGCGCAAGCAGCTGATCACGCCTGTCGAGCGCGCCCGTGGTCTGACGGCCGAGTTCAACCTTGAAGGGTTGCTCCGCGCCGATAGCGCAGGACGGGCCGCCTTTTACGACAAGGCGCTCAAATCCAAGTGGATGGTGATCAACGAGGTTCGCGCGAAGGAAAACCTCGCGCCAGTCGCATGGGGCGACGAGCCGATCGTACAGCAGCAGGACGTACCGCTGTCAGACCAGCTCGATGCTCTGCGCGAAGCAATCAAGAACGCCCAGGACGTGACCGGGCTGTTCCAGAAGGGAAACCCCAATGCAACGTAAGAGCGGCGGGCTGAAGCTCCGCGATTTTCAGCTGAGCGTGAAGGCTCAGGACATCGGCGACGATGGCAGCTTCACCGGATACGGATCTGTATTCGGCGTCGTCGATAGCTACCAGGAAGTGGTGGCCAAGGGCGCCTTCACTGCCAGCCTTGCCGAGCTTTCGGCAAAGAACCGCAAGGTTCCGGTCCTCTGGCAACACCGGCAGTCTGAGCCGATCGGCGTCTATGACATGCTGGAAGAAGACGATCTTGGGCTGAAGGTCGCGGGCAAGCTGCTGGTCAATGACGTCAACCAAGCCAAAGAGTCGCTGGCCCTGATGAAGGCAGGCGCAGTTACTGGCCTGTCGATTGGCTACTTCGTCCGCAAATCGTCCTACGACGAAAAGACTGGCATCCGCACCCTGCTCGAGCTCGACCTTGTCGAGGTCAGCCTCGTGACCTTTCCGGCCAATGACGAGGCGCGGATCGATGCCGTCAAGATGAAGCTCGCCCATGGCGAACTCCCAACACTTCCCGAATTCGAGCGGCTCCTGCGCGAGGCAGGCTTCTCGAAGACGAAGGCCGCCGTCGTCGCCGCACACGGCCTTCCGCACCTGCTCCGGAGCGAGTCCGGCAGCGAAACGGCGAATGAGGGTGTGAAAGCCCTCTCTGATGCCTTGGCAGGCCTCAAGCTGCCGACCTTTTGATCCAGACAGGAGAATTCGAATGAACATGCAGACCCGTGGCGGCGAGTTCGGCCGCAAGGACGCTGGCGGAAGCGAGCGCGATCTGGCGCAGCTGGCTGTGCAGCTGAAGAGCGCAACCGACGACGTGAAAGCGTTTGCCGAGAAGGCAGACTCCGAGATCAAGCGCATCGGCACCGTGACCGAGGAAACCAAGAAGAGCGCTGACGAAGCGATCATCAAGATGAACGAGACGACTGCGCGCATCGACGAGATCGAGCAGAAGCTCGCTCGCCGTGGCGAGGACGGCGAAAAGCGCCGGGCCAAGACTGCCGGTCAGGAAGTGACCGAAAGCGAGGAATTCAAGGCCTGGCTCGGCGGCAACCGCAAGAACACCTTCAGCATGCAGGTCAAGGCGATCATCTCGTCGCTGACCACCGATGCTGATGGTTCGGCCGGCGATCTCATCGTGCCGCAGCGTCAGCCCGGAATTATCGGTCTGCCGCAGCGCCGTATGACCATCCGCGACCTTCTGACCCCTGGCAATACCAGCTCGAACGCGATCCAGTACGTGAAGGAAACCGGCTTCACGAACAACGCTGCGACGGTCACCGAAACGGCGGGCACGGCCAAGCCGCAGTCGGAAATCAAGTTCGATATCGTCACCAGCTCGGTCACCACGATCGCCCACTGGGTGCTTGCTACCAAGCAAATCCTCGACGACGTGCCGCAGCTGCGTTCGTACATCGACGGCCGCTTGCGTTATGGTCTCGAGTATGTCGAGGAAGGCCAGCTGCTCAATGGTGGCGGCACGGGCACTGACATCAACGGCATCTATACGCAGGCGACGGCATTTGCCGCGCCGATCACGCCGACTGGCGCCGGGATGTTGACGAAGATCGACATCATCCGTCTCGCCATCCTTCAGGCTGCGCTGGCCGAACTGCCTGCCAACGGCATCGTGATGCACCCGAGCGACTGGGCAGATATCGAGCTGACCAAGACCGATGACGGTGCATACCTGTTTGCCAATCCGCAGGGCGGCAGCGAAGCGCGCCTGTGGCGCCTGCCAGTGGTCGAGACCCAGGCGATGACCGTCGACAAGTTCCTGACTGGTGCTTTCCAGATGGGCGCGCAGATCTTCGACCGCGAAGAGGCCAACGTCGAGATTTCGACCGAGGACAGCGACAACTTCCGCAAGAACCTGGTCACGATCCGTGCCGAAGAGCGTCTCGCACTGGCAGTGTACCGGCCAGAAGCATTCATCAAGGGCGACTTCAGCGACGCGCTGGCGCTCTGATCAACGGGAGGGCCGCCTTTGGGCGGCCCTTTTCCAGAGCGGCCAGCAAGATGGCGGACCGTTCCGGAAAAGGAGAGTCCCGATGAAACTCAAAGTCCTTGAACAGATCCACGTGAGCGCCGTTTCGTCCGAGACGCTTCGCCGCGGGCAGGAGATCGAAGTCAGCGATGCCAGCGGTGAAGACCTGCTCAAGCATCATCCCGACAAGTTCGAGCGCGCCACCAAGAAGAAAGCGGCGCCCCAGAACAAGCAGGCACCAGCGCCTGCGAACAAGTCCGCGGCCTGATCCAAAGGCTCAAGGGCAGCAAGCAACAGGGGCGACCGTGACGCTCCGCCAACTGGAGAAAAAGAAATGCGTCGTTACAAGGTCAGCGTGACCACTGCAGCCGATGGCACCGCCACCGCATACACTCCGCGCGTATCGGGCAAGATCCACCAGATCGAGTACGTCAAGGATGGCAGCAACGCCTATGCCAACGGCGTTGATTTCACGATCACCGGCGAGGCCACGGGCATCAGCCTGTGGGCGCAGTCTGACGTCAATGCTTCGGCCGTGGTGGCACCGCGGATGCCGACGCATTCGCAAGCTGGTGTTGCCTCGCTGTATGCCGCTGACGGGACTGCGGTGCAGGAACGGATTGCTCTGTCTGGAGATCGCGTCAAGATTGCGATCGCTCAGGGTGGCAATGCGAAGGTCGGTGCGTTCCACATTCTGGTCGACTGATCTTGCCTTTCGACCAAGGGGGCGAGCCAAGGGTCCGCCCCCAATTCCTCATGATGTTTTGCGGGAGTCGTTGACATGGGGGTGAGCCTCATTGCCGCAGCGGCCTCGGCGCCCGTGGACCTCGAGGAGGTCAAGCTCTGGTGCAAGATCGAGACGGACGCGGATGACGCGATCGTTGAGATGCTGATCAGCGCTGCGGCAGAACAGGTTCAGGCGTTTCTCGGCAAGGCGATCAACGAACAGACCTGGCTGATCACTTTGCCGTCGCTTGTTGACGTGGTGGAGCTTCATCCGGGCCCGGTGATCGAAGTCCTGTCGATCAAGTACCTCGACGTTGACCGTGTGCAGCAGACGCTGGACCCGGCGTTTTACATCGAGGACACGATCAGCGTGCCGGCACGCCTGGTGCGAGATCCAGACCAGACCTTCCCACAGACTGCCAGCTCCTCGATCCCCAACGTGGTCGAGATCGAATTCAACGCGGGGCCTGAGGTAGCGGATCCACGCGTCAAAGCGGCGATCATGGCTGCCGTGGCACAGTGGTACGACAATCGCATTCCCGGGGCGCTGCCAACCGGCGTGGTGCAGATGCTGCAACCCTTACGCAGGATCATCCTCTGATGGCCGAGTTTGATCCGGGCCGGTTCAAGGACCGCGTTACAATCCTGCAGCCGGGCCGCGCCAGCAGCGCGAAGTACGGCAGCAGCACGGTCACCTTCAGCGAGCTGGCGACGGTATGGGCTGAAGTGCGCGACATGCTGCCATCGCGGGCCGAGCGGATCAGCGAGGGCTTGGAGATATCGCGCAGGCCGTGTCGGGTGCGGATGCGGTGGCGCGCGGACGTGCGGACCGACATGCGCCTGCGCTTTCGTGGGGCTGATCTTCGCATCGTTGCGCTGGCCGAGATCGGCCGACGTGAAGTGCTCGAGCTTGTGGCGGAGCAGCTGTCTACCGAAGGTGGTGACGCATGACGAGGCAGATCGGACTGAAAGGCGGTCCTGAGCTTATGGCGTTTCTCGATGCCTTCCCGGCGCGGCTGCAGAAGAACGCACTGAAATCGGC